AAGCCCCGCAAGGCTGCTAAGCGCACCCGTAAGGCCGAGTAATGGCCTACACGACCACCGCGCTGGTAAAAGCGTCGCTAGGTATCCCATCGGCGACCACCTCGGAGGACACCGCTATTGCGGCTGCCATCGGTGCCGCTGAGTCGCTGATCGATAACTACACCGGTCGCCCATTTGAGCCTGTCACCGAGGCCCGCACGTTCCTGCCACGGACCGCCAGCATTCTGGGCGTAGACGACATTGCCACGCTGTCAGGGCTCGTCATTAAAAGCGACGAGGATCAGGACGGCACGTTTGAGACCACGTTGGCTATTGGCACCGATTTTGTTGCGGTCGGTAACGCGAGCCCGTGGCGCAAATTCACGCAGGTCAATCAGGGTTGGCCACTGTCAATTTACGGTCGCCCGACTGTGGAGGTAACCGCGACATGGGGTTACGCGTCAGCGGTACCGGACAACATTAAGCAGGCTGCGCTACTCATGTCGTGTCGCCTGTTCCAACGTAAGGCCAGCCCGCTCGGATTCCAGGCCGGTGCGATCAGCGAATTTGGGCCGGTCCGGATCAGCCGTCAGGACCCTGACGTGGCAGCCCTGCTGCACGGTGTGAAACTGATCGGTGTTGCGTGAGCACCTACACCCAAATAAAAGCAGGTCTAGCGGCCACGTTGGACGCGTCCGCAAACCTGTCTGTGGTGTACGCCGACCCGACCGACACACCAATTACCCCGTGCGCCATCATCGTGCCCGCACCGGCAGCTGTCGAATACAAACAGGCAATGCAAAACGGGCTCGCCATTCTGGAATTCCGCGTGACCGTCATGGTGCAACGGTTCGACCAGGCCGCCAACATTGCAAAACTGGACCCGTTCGTATACGGACCTGACAGTGTTCGCGCACTGGTGGACGCGGACCGCACATTGGACAGCACCGTGTCCGATGCCGTAGTGACCCGATGCGTAAACATCGGCAATGTCGGCTACGGTGACGACATATATTTGGGTGCCGAATTCGAAATAGAGGTGTACGCCGAATGAGCAGCTACCGCATTCTGTCCAGCAAACTGGCCGCAGGGCCTGCTGGCAGCATCGTCACGGAAACCGAATTGCAGGGGTGTAATATTGCGGCATTGGTCGCTGGCGGCCATATCGCACCGGCAACGGTCGCGGAACCCGAACCCGAAACAGAAACCGATCCCGAGGAAACCGAGGAATAAGACATGGCAAAGCTCGTGCTCACCGATGCCAGCGTGACCATTAACAGCGTGGACCTGTCCAGTGCCGTTCAGTCAGTCACGCTGAACTACAACACGGACCAGGTGGAGGTAACCAGTATGGGCGACTCCGCGCACCTGTTCACTGGCGGCCTTGACAACGTGACGTGCGACGTGACGCTGTTTCAGGATTTTGCCGCGTCTGAGGTTGAGGCCACGGTGTATGACCTCGTGGGCACGACCACCACGGTGGTTATTCTGCCGACCAGCGGTGCCGTCGCGGCTGACAACCCGTCCTACACGCTCGCCAACACCTACCTGTCCAGCCACATGCCTGTTGCTGGCACCGTCGGTGACGCGGCCATGACGACGCTGAATTTTGTCGGCGGCAGCATCACCAAGGCGACTAGCTGACAAACCCATTAGGAGGGGAACATGGTCGGAAACGACGTTGCCGTAGATTTTAAAGACGGCACCACGCAGCAGTACGAGGTCACCATCAGTGCCATGTGCACATGGGAGGATCAGTACCCTGACATGGCGTGGACCGAATGGGTCCGCAAACAGTCTTTTAAACCGTTGGCGTTCCTCGGCTGGTCCGCAATGCAGGACAGCGGTGTGACCGTGAAACCATTTAAAGAATGGTTGCGTGGGATCAAGGCGGTGCGCCTGGTCCCAAAAGCAGACGACGAGTAGGCCCAACCCAACGCCTAGTCGCACAAATGGCTATCGCCACCGGCATAGCCCCGAGCGAACTACTGCAAACACCTACAATGGTGTTTCAGGAAATGGTGCGACTGTTACAGGAACGGGCCGCTAGTGGATGATCCAGCACGCGTAGAAATCACAGGGCTGAACAAACTAATTCGTGCGCTCGGCAAACTGGACGACGAGGCCCGAGAAGATTTTAAGGATGCAGGGCACGCAGCTGCCAGCATCGTGGTTGGTGAGGCCAAACGCACCGTGCCGTACCGGACCGGCGCACTCTATGACACGATCCGTGCAGGTCGCACCGTCCGTGGCGGTCGTGTGTACGCAGGCAAATCCCGTGTGCCGTATGCAGGCCCGATCCATTTCGGTTGGGGTCGGCGCAACATCGCACCTAACCCGTTTCTGTATCGTGCTGCTGACCGACGTGTGCAAGAGGTCATGGATACGTACCTGGCGCACATTTACAAAATCTGGAATAGGAATATCTGATGGCCGGTAAGCGTGCAGCAATCAACATTGACGTAATCGCGGACGCGTCCAAGGCTAAGGCCGGTCTAAAACAGGCTGAGGACGCGGCAGGCAGTCTGCAAAACCAGTTTAAAAACGTTGCTAAGACTGCTGGTGCAGCGTTCGCGACCCGCGAAATCGTGAATTTTGGCAAAACCGCAGTGAGCGCAGCCAGCGACTTGGCCGAGTCAATGAATGCGGTGCAGGTGACGTTCGGTGACACGTCCGACGAAATCCTGAAAATGGGTGAGAACGCCAGCAAAACGGTCGGTATGTCGGCTCGCGATTTTAACGCGTTCGCAGTCCAGTTCGCTGGATTCACAAAACAGGTTGCTGGTGCTAACGGTGACGTGGCTGCTGTTACCGACGAACTGACCGTGCGTATCGCGGATTTTGCGTCGGTAATGAATTTGGACATTCCGCGTGCCGCACAAATTTTCCAGTCGTCGCTGGCTGGCAGCTCGGAACCGGCACGAGCGTTCGGTATCGACATGTCGGACGCAGCTGTTAAGGCGCACGCGTTGGCCACCGGCCTGGTGGATTCCACGGCAGAAATGACCGAGGCCGAAAAGGTCACGGCGCGTTATTCGCTGCTGATGGAAGAAACCAGCCAAATGGCAGGCGATTTTGCGAACACCAGCGACGGGCTCGCCAACAGCATGCGAATTTTGGAGGCCGACCTAGATAACGCCAAGGCGACTATTGGTGAGGCGATGGTGCCAGCGTTGGAGGCAGTGACGACTGCTGTTGTGCCCGTGCTGGACGCGTTCACCGCGTTACCTGAGGGCCTCCAACAAACCATCGTCATTGGTGGCGGTCTGATCGCAGCGACCAAATCAATGTCCACCACCGTGCAGGCGTTCGGTGTGTCCGCAAATAACGCAAATAAGTTTGTGGGCGGTTTGACTGCTGGCGTTGGACTAGCTCTGATCGCTTTTAACCAGTATCAGACAGCGAAAAGCGAAATTGCAGCCGCAGCGAACCGTGTGCGTGACGCGTTGGACGCAGAAACGCTTGCCATCACTGAAAACACCGAGGCCACGATCCAACAGGATTTCCTGACCGGTGAGCTCGGTAAGGCCATGGAAATGCTCGGGCTGGACACTGACCTAGCGACCGCAGCGGTCATGGGCAACACTGACGCGCAACAGGCATTTATCGAACAGATGAAACAGGCCCGCGAGGACAGCGTAGGGCTCGGTGACGGTTTGCGGAGCATTTTTGATAGCAGCATGATGGCGATTGACGCTGCCCGAATTGTGGAGCGCGAGTATCAGGGCATGACTCGCGGGTTTCAGGACGCACAAGCTGAGGCCGAACGGTTAAACACCACTAACGATGAGTCACGGGAACAGTTTGAGCGGCTGATAGGCCCGACCGAGGACTACTACCAAAACATAAATAAATCGGTTAAACCAACCAGTGACCTGTCGGACTCTGTGGATGAATTGTGGAAATCCACGGACGCGCTCTATAAGGGCATGTTCGACCTAAACCCCGAATTTCAAAAATATTTAGACACGTTGGACAATGAGGCCGCGGTGCGCGACCTGGAATCGGCGGTGGCTGACTATGACGCACTGTTGCAGGACAACACGGCCAGTGAGGACGAACTGGCCGAGGCAAAACAGCGTGTCGCGGAACAGACACGGAACGTTATTGAGGAACTAGGCAACGTTCCTGCTGAGACACAGGCGGACCTGCTGATCATGGTGCAGGACGATCAGTTGGAGGACCTGATCGAACGGACCAACCGGCTAAAAGACGCACTAAACGCGGTGTCCGGTGAGATTTCCACCCAAATGTTTAATCTGGAATCCGCCCGTGGCGCACTGTCAGGTTTGCAGAATGTTGGACAGGTCGGCAGCACAGTTATCGGCCAACGGCCCACACCGGAAATGGCGTTGGCTACTGGCGGCATCGTCACTGCCCCAACCATCGCACGGCTCGGTGAGTACGGCCCTGAGGCCGTCATCCCGCTGACCGGCGGTAACGCTCGTGGCGGTTTCGGTTCGACCTACAACATTGTTGTAAACGCTGGCGTAGGTGACCCTGGCAGCATCGGCCAAAAAGTGGTCGAAACAATTAAGGCATACGAACGTCGCAACGGCAATAGTTGGAGGCAGTAGCAGTGACCCTGCCTGTTTCTACCG